CCTCCAGCAGATGTAAGTATACTTAAGATTGACACAAAAATTTGGGTTAAGTTTTATTACGAGTCTGAGCAGGCAGAGGTAGCCAGTGCTCAAAAAGTATATGGTAAAGGAGAGCAATTATGAGTCTGTGCTTCACTAACTAAAAGTTAGCTTCTCGCTAAGGAGTAAACCGTGCGACAGGCCAAGCCAGCCTGTAAAATGTTCAAGGCAGCATTATGGTCACGATCAAGAACCAAACCACAATGAAGACAGTTATGAATTCTATCACTCAGTTCTTTAGGAACCAATTTCCTACAACCACTGCACCTTTGGGTTGTGTCCTTTGGATCAACTCTAACTACTTCCCTTCCAGCTTCTTCCGCTTTGAAGGTCAGTATGTCAAAGAATTGAAACCATGCTACATCGCTTATACTTTTTCTAAGACCTTTCCATTTGGCTATCCAATGTGTAAGATCCTCAATACAAATTATATCAAACTGTTCTATAAGTTTCTTGGCAACCTTAAAGTGAAAATCTCGTCTTTGGTTCTTAATATGCTCGTGTACTTTGGCAAGAAGCACTTTAGCTTTTTTTCTTCTATTAGAATCTTTCTTTTTCCACAGAAGTTTTTGTGCTCGTTTCTTAAGAAGGTCTTTAGAGTGTTTAAGGAATCTAGGATTCTCAATCTTAGTTCCTTCAGAAGTAGTCAAGAACGATTCACAACCAACATCTATTCCAACAGCTTTGTTAACTTTAGGAAGAGGTTCTGGAAGATCCATTTCGGAGGGGATATAGATAAACCATTTGTTAGAAGGAGTTCTTTTAACTGTAAGACTCTTTCCTTTACCTTGAAAAGGTCTGTGGAGCTTGCACTTGATAGATCCTATCTTAGACAACTTAATTCTTCCATCTTCAATCTTCCATCCATCAGTTTCCCAATAAGTAAACGAATCATATCTGGTTTCCGATTTGAATCTTGGAAATCCTGGTTTTTCACCTCCAGTTTTTACTCTTCTAAAGAATCCTTGAAAAGCATACTCAACTCTATCAGTAACGTCAAGAAGTATGTGGGAGTAAACCTCTTGAAACTCTGGAAACAATTTCTTGAAAACAGTCAGTTTCTTTTGTTGATCATAATTAGAAACCCTTTTACCAGTTTCTTTGTAAGTATTAATGCGTTCTTCAAGGAGATGGTTGTAGAGTTGGTTACAGAGGTCAAGGTTATGTTTAAGAAGTTGGATTTGTTTTTTGGAGGGATAAATTCTGTATTTAAAAGTTTTAAGCATAGGTTACTCCTATTATGTAATACTACTTAATCGAGTTTATTGTAATTGTTTTTAGAAATAATAAAGAGGATATTTATGAGTGATAAAAGTAATATAGTGAAGGATGGTTCGAGTCAATTGAAGAGTTTAGGGAGCAAAAAGGAAGAGTCCAGTTTTTTAAAGGATGATGTGAGTGGGCTGAAGAGTTTAGGGAGCAAGAAAACAAATTATCCGACTGTGACAGGGATAAATTCAGAGTTGCTAGAGAGGATCCCAAATCTTTATAAGGATAGAAGGTATGTGGTGAGATTTCGAACAAAAGAGCTGACCAGCCTTTGTCCTCGAACAGGTCAGCCGGATGGGGCAACACTTACAATCAAGTATATTCCTGATGAATTTATGGTGGAAAGTAAATCATTAAAATTGTATGTTGTTAGTTTTAGGTCAGCAGGCATGTTCATGGAAAGCCTTACCAATCTTATTGTTACCCATTTGGTTGCATGTATAAAACCTGTCGAGTTAATTGCAGTTACAAACTTTAATGCAAGAGGCGGGATTACAACAGATGTTAAAATTCATTACGTTCGTGGCAAGGGTGTTCAAATGGATATTAATGAGGAAATGGTAATTTAGTTGTAAAACAATTCTTCCGATTTCCAACAGAAAGTATAACATGATAAGACCAGAAGCAAAATTCCACTTAAAAATCAAACAGGCGCATGTTGTCAGGTGCAGTAGTTCCTTTCTTGGTGCTTCTGGTCTTAGCCTACTCATGTGCCTGTTTAGTATTGGAGTGAAAATGAAAGCACAATCAATCAAAGTATTACCTTTATGTGCATGTGGTTGTGGTAAAAGAGTTAAAACGCCTGGGAGTAAATATGCTTGGGGACATGCTCGAAGATTACCTAAACCAAAACCTGAGGATTTTCCATTTTGTACATGTGGTTGTGGTAAAAGAGTTTTAGCAAAGGGAAACAAATTTATACATAATCATCATATGAATTGTCCTGAGTATCGAGAAAATGCTGCAGAGTATGCTAAGACTCAATGGCAGGATCCTGAGTTTCGCGAGAAAGGGGTAAAATATTTAGCTCAAGGGTCAAAGAAACGCTGGGAGACTCCAGGTGAACGAGAACGACAAAGCGAACGATCTAAAGCGATGTGGAAAGATCCTGAGTACCGAAAAAATGAAGTAGCTTGTTTATCAAAGTCTGCAAAAAAGCAGTGGCAGGACCCTATGTTTCGAGCACACATAAAAGCATTGTGGGCAGATCCTGATAAGCGACTTCTAGCATCTCAGAAATCTACTGAAGCTAATTTGCAAAGATGGGCGGATCCTGAGTACTATGAGCGTACATGCGAAGCCATGCGAAATGCTGTGTTAGTTGTTGGAAGTAGTCGAAGTGTAGGAAAAAATGAGCATGCTTTTTTTGAATCACTTAGATCAGTTTGTAATTATCAAATTGTGGAGCAGTATAATGTTTATGGATATGTGATTGATGGATATCTTCCTGAAGTGAATATAGCAATTGAGTTTGATGAACCTTATCACTTTAGTGAGAAAGGCAGAACAACAAAAGATTTTTATCGAATGGGTAATATTGCATTTAAAGTTGGATGTTCATTCATTCGAGTTGAAGAAAAAGAGTATTTAAATGAAAAAGAAAGATTACTTATTCGGGTAGTAAAAACAATAGGGGAAATTAAAAATCAGAATCTGCCTTATCCTAAGTTTGTAATTATGTTATATAATTAAATGTAATAAAGTTTGAAGGATTATTATGCACATTATATTTGCGACTGCTTCTTTTGCGAGTCAATATTTGTTGCTTGGCATAGCTCAAAACATTCTTGAAGCATGGCCAAAAATTGTTCCTTGTCCTAAATTATCTCAATGGCTCCGTGAGAATCCGGATCCAAAAAGGGTGACTATATGTGATTCTGGAGTATTTTCGACATGGTCTCAAGGCAATGAAGTTGATATTAATGCGTATGCAGAGTTTTATAAAGATCAAAATGATATATGGAAGTACTTTGTGAATTGTGATGTAATTCCAGGTACCCCAGGGCATATTCCTACAGACCAAGAGGTGGAAGAATCGGCTCAGAAAGGGTGGGATAATTGGATGACTTTACTTGATGCAGGACTTCCTGCTGAAAAGGTAATTCACGTTTTCCATCAGAATGAAGATCTTAAGTGGCTTGAGAAGTTGATGGATTTTCAAGATAAGTATGTTAAAGATGGTTACATTGGAATTTCTCCTGCTAATGACAGAACTCCTCATCAACGAATGCTATGGCTAGATCAAGTTATGCCATATATTTGTAATAAAGATGGATCTGCAAGAATTAAATTTCATGGATTTGGTGTGACAAGTGTTTCTATTTTGAAGCGATTCCCATGGTTCACAGCTGATAGCACAAGCTGGATGCGCGCTGGTGCAATGGGAAGGTTGAAAATACCTCAATATAATAAAAAGTTCCCTCATTTAGAGAGCAAAACACTTATTGCTGTTACAAAAGGAACAGGTGAATCTAAAGGAACTACTCATTACGATAGTTTAGGGACTCAAGCGCAGAAGATGCTACAACAGTATGTGGAAAGCAATGGGTTTACAATAGAAGATGTTGCTCAGGATGAGCATAAGGGTGTTTTGGCTCGTCAAACATGTAATTTAAATTACTGGAAACACATGGAGAAAGAGTTAAATACATTCGATTTAAGATGGAAACCATCTCAACCAGGATTTCTTTAGGAAAAATTATGAAAAAAGAAGAAATAATTATTGGTACACAGAAAGAATTAGTTGACTATTTTAAGGATGAATTGAAGATACTTTCTTATCGAGTTAGATTTGGGCATAATGAGAAAGGTGAGTTTGATCCTGAATTATATACAAAACTTTATAAGGAGGGTGCAAATGTTGAAATGGCTGAAAAAGTTACTATAGAAAGTCAACTTAATGCCCTTGGGGTAGATAAAGAAGGATTTGGAATGATTGTTTGGAGCAAAATGTCTCCTGAAAAAATCAGTAAAGATTCTTTACAAATACCAGAAGTTGAAATATGGATAACACATACTTTAGTTTGGAAGAAAAGTAAAACAGATAAGGAAATTGTAAAGGAGATACATGAAAACAAAAACATTGCTGGAAGCGACAAGTAAAATTTTACCTGCGGTAGATAATAAGGGACTTGTCCCTGAGTTCCAACATCTATTTTTTGATGGTCATTATGTTGAGGCTACTAACGGATCAATGTTTATTCGAGCTGAGCTGGATGAGGAGGTTCCTACATTTGCAGTAGAGGCTGCTGTTTTTCACTCACTTCTTAAGACGATTCAGGATGATGAAATCGAAATCGCAGTGAAAGAAAAAGCTGTTTCTATAAAAACAAAGAGCATTAAAACTGAGTTAGGTCTTCCAGAAAAAAAGTTGGTTAGTAGTATCAATTTTGATGTTGAAGAATGGAAAGAAGTTCCTGAAAACTTTTTAAGAGGGTTGTTCTTGTGTCGATATACTGCATGCCCTGATCAAACTGCAGGTCCACTTACAGGGGTCTGGGTAGGGGATGATGCTATTCTGTCCTGCGATCGCTGGAGAATTAGCCTGTATTCACTTAGTGTTAAGATGGCTAATATGATTATACCTGTTGATATGATTGACCAGGTACAACGGTATGCAGATCAAGTTGAAGGGTATGCTGTGCAAAATGGTACGATTTATTTTAATCTTGGAAAAGCAAAAATTGGTGCTAAACTGCTTTCAGGAGAGTATCCATCCGAAAATTTAATTAAATCGCTTGCCCAAGTGGACGATGCAGTTAAACTTTCTCTTTCAAAAGATTTAAAAAAGAGAATTTCAGAAGCTGGGAAGCGTCAAAATATTATTCAAACAAAGGCTCTTGAATTTGATCGTGTTTCTAATGTTAATATTGATAACGGAAAGATGACATTGTTTGCACAAAATGAGTCTGTAGGAACAATTGAAGAAACTCTTGGTTGTGAGGATGCAAAGGATGTAAAGTTTGAGTTTGCAATCAATCCTATATTTTTAACCCAGATGTTTACTGAAGTTACTAATCTATTATATTCTCAAATTAATAGTGTATGTGGGTTTGAAGGAGGTTCATTCATTCACTTAGTTAAGACTAAGAGTGAAACAAAAGATGAATAACGCTTCAATACAGCAAAGATCATTTGTAGTGGACGAAGCAGTTCTGCGTAAGATAGAGAAATCTCATCGTCGTTTGCATCCTGCCAAGTCTAAATCAAAATATAAGCCAAAGCCACTTGTTCGAGATTGTTCTGTTTGCAAGTTGTTTCAGAATTGTAATTCTCCAAAAATGGAGCCTTATGGTAAAGGTCAACTTAAGATTGCAGTTGTAGGGGAATCTCCTGGTAAAAATGAAGATCGAGAAGGTATTCCTTTTATTGGACCAAGTGGAAAATTATTAGATCGTGGATTTAAGTTGTATGGAATTGACATGAATCGTGATTGCATAAGAGTTAATGCATTTCAGTGTATGACTACAGAAAAGAAAACGCCTACTAAAATGAAATTTTGGATGGATTGTTGTAGGCCTAGATTAGAAAAGCAACTTAAAGATTTTGAGCCAAAACTTATTATAGCACTAGGAGCTGAGGCTATGCGTGCTGTTCTTCGACCCTCATTTGAAAAGCCATCAGCTAATAGATACAGAGGTCTTGCGGTACCATCTCAAAAGTATAATTGTTGGGTTGGATGTTGTTGGCATCCTGCATTTATTTTGCGCAGCAATGATGATTTAGAAGATCTATTTTTTAATGATTTAGCTATAGCACTAGAGTATTTAGATAAGCCTGTCCCTCCATTGCTACCAAGCAATCATACTGTGCTTTCTACTGTTGAA